TAGCCTAGGAAGGGTTATTTTTGTGAAAATCATTTCGCCATTATTAACAAATGGAGGTAATGAGATGACTAATGTGAGTCAAAGAGGGTTTTTTGGTGTTATTATTCCACTAGAGATTTTAGATATAGAGGAATTGACGCCATGTGAAAAGTTTGTGTATGCTTATGTCGCAAGCTTCACGAAGTGTTGTTTTGAGAGCAATGAAAAAATTGCAGAAAAGATTGGTGTGTCAAAAGAGACAGTTAGCCGTGCGCTGGCTAAGCTGTCTAAGATGGGATTCATTTTTATTGAGTACATTAAAAACAATTCTTCCAAGCGAAGATTATATGCGATTTTTGAGAATCCAAAGAAATTAGCGTTTTTGGCCGAAAAAGGTATGTTCAAACAATTCCAAAACAGGGAAGAAGAACGGACTTTTCCACAGGCTAGTCAAAATGACGAGCCTCAAATTGTGGCTAGTCAAAATGACGAGGAGGCTAGTCAAAATGACGAACCTCAAAACAGGGGTGAGGCTAGTCAAAATGACTACCATAGAATAAAAGAAGAAAATAAGAATAAAGCAACGCCCGAACAAATACCGAACAATAAACAGACTCACAGGCTCTATCTACATAGAAGCGACTTTGAAGACGAAGAAGCTTACGAAAAGGAATTTTACAAACGTAACACCATTAGCGTAGGTGCAATTAGTTAACATTAATTGGAGGTAAGGAAGAAGGGAATAATGTCTAATAATAGACAATTTACCGACAAATTCCTCACACAACAACATGAAGCCATGAGATGGCTCTATCAACAAGGATTCACGTGCGAAGAGATCCGTGAATTCAGTATGAGAAATATAGATGAAACGGAGAGAACGATTCGTGCGTTTAGAGATGTCACTTTTATCGTCTATGACCTTGAAAAACATATAATCAAGACGAATGAAACGACAAACAAAGACATTAAGAAGAAGGTTAGTGGAACAAAGTACGATTTCTTCTTCATGAAACAACGATTTAGTAGCACGTATCTTTTCACCAGGGAAAGGCCCAAGAGCTGGCGCAGGGAAATAGCAAAAGAGTCTCTCTATTCCCTATCTGAAGTACAAGAAATCTGCTCATCTGTTATGTCTCTGGAAAGCACTAACACATTGACAAATATACCAAGATTTGATAATATAGAGATAGCGAAATTGAACATTACAAAAGCGAAACCAGAAATGGTTCGGTAGAAATAGATAAGCAAAATAACAGATAGAGAAGTGGCAAAGAATTGATTGCACTTCAAATGTTACTTAAGCTTAAATGTCGCACAATACATATTGTATTAAGATATAATGTCGGACAATATATCTTATAAGATGCGCCACATTCTACCAGAACCATTGAAAAGTGGTTCATTTTTATTATCAAATCAAGATCGGGATTTTTAACAATTAGGCACTAATAACAACTAAACAGTTAGCTATCCAATGCAGGGAAGAATCCCTCCTATCGGAAAAACAGTCTTTTGTAATGTTCAATATGTTTGACTCAATTCTTCCTTGCATCGGGTAGCTAACTAAGCTCTGACTGTCATAAACTGCGAGGCAGTCAGAGCACTAAAACAAACAAAGGAGGTAATTCTGTGTAAATACACGGAATTAGTTAAAACATGACTAAAGAGAAGATAATAGCGATTATTGGAGTAATAGTATTCCTGGTCGCAGTCTTGCTAGTAGGGGGGCTAGATCAGGACAGATATATTGAGGTCAACTCAACCAAGAAGGTTGGATTGCCGGTATATCAAACTAAATAATAACTTAAAGGGTGCAATGCTGGCGCAGGCTGGGAACGTAGCCTGCACTGTTGAGTAGATATAGGTATAAATAACAATTTTTCATCGTACATTAAAAAATCGGATGTCTACTCAATTGTGCAGGTTACGGATCACCACCACCATAATTTCATTCTACACAAGCCTGCACAGTTTCCACCTAAACGTTGGGCGATAGAATAATTCTCGCATTTTAATACACAAATTTACCAAACTATCGCCCACCGAGATGGAGGAATATGAAAATTAAAGTGAAATATAGTTATAGTGAACAGACCGAGAACCAATATGGTCCGTTCATTTTTTATAGAGATGGTAGTGGTATCATCAGAAACTTGGAGGCCAGATGGTAGATAATCAGATCGTTAAAAGCGAGTCTAAGGCATATGGCTACAATTATGCGTCACTATCAGATATTGCGAAACAAGGTTTTAAGATACCAATAATGGAGACCAAAGTCGTCGGAGAGCAACTCTATATGGGATGGCTAGACGATAAAAATGAGTGGCATCAAGGAGCGCCGGTGATTGTGCCAGAAATGAAGGGATCCAATAAAGCTCAGATGACTGGCGCAGCGCTTACCTATGCCAGAAGATTTACTGCTCAGATGGCCTTAGGTCTTGCCTGCGATTCCGACAAAGAGTTGGAAGCAAAGGAAGTCAAAAATACGCCACGCAAGGTAGACTTCGCAAAAGTAAGAGAAGAAATCAAAAGCATGAAAACACTTGATGATCTGACGAAATACTGGAACGAATTGTATCTCACAGAGAACCAAGCCAACGTGCTAAGAAAAGATTTTACTAAACGAAGAGTAGAGCTAAGTGCAGGAGGAATAAATGGCGTGGAGTGATGAGCCAACATATGCTCAGATCAGTTGTATTTGTAATTGGTTGAGCTGGCATTTACCAACAGAGGAAGCTCAAAGAGCCTCGACGTGGCTCAAGGAACACGCTACAAGACATGAAGTATCTGATGAGATGGGACGTCTTAGAAAACTGCACAAGACTCAACAATTAGATCGTGAGAATTGCTTTGACAGTGACGTATGGGAGGGTTATGACACCAAGTGAATCAGAGATACAGGCCCAAATAGCCGAGTTCATAAAGATGCGCTATCCAGAAGTGGTATTTCATAGCGATTTTGGCAGTGGAACAAGGCTCAGGCCATACCAAGCCAAAATGCAAAAGATACAAAACGGTGGCAGGCGAGCATGGCCAGATTTGTTCATAGCAGAACCTGTGCCGAGATGTATTGGTGGGAGTTGGGACCATGAGTGGCACGGTCTATTCATAGAGCTCAAACGAGATAAAACTCGTCTAAAGAAACGAAACGGCGAATGGGCGTCAGAACACATAGCTGAGCAGGCAAACGTATTGCAGGAACTACGAGAAAGAGGCTATTACGCAGTCTTTGCTGTTGGATATAGAGAAGCAATAGACACAATAATTGATTACTTAGAATCAGGAGGTTTCAAATGTCAGGAACAATAGAAGGTGGGCGCAAAGCTCGTCTAACTAATTATGCGAAATATGGTCCAGACTTTTACAAAAGAATAGGCAGTAAGGGAGGGCAAAATGGCCACACTGGTGGATTTGCATCAGAAGATAGAGACAAGAACGGCCTCACTGGCCCAGAACGAGCGATGATATATGGTGCTAAGGGTGGAAGAATATCAAGACGAGGAAAAGAGAGCCGTAAGGAAAAACAATACATATGGAGACCAGGAGATGAACTCTTCGCCAAAAATTAGCATCATATTACCGGTATACAATAAAAGTCTGTTTCTCAGACGTTGCCTAAAGAGCATCACAAGGCAGATAACTGAGCTGATAGAGGTGATTATTGTAGATGATGGTGCAACAGACGGAAGTAGCGCGATATGTGACGAAATGGCCAATAAAGAAGGCTTCAGAGTGTACCATATCAAACACGGAGGTGTCTCTAAAGCTCGTAATTACGGCCTGGACATGGTAAAGGGCGAATATGTGACGTTTATTGACGCAGATGACTCTTATACGGACAGAGCGATTAACATAATGCTGAAATACGCAGATGCGCACTTAAACATTGTTCAATTCAATCATTCTAGGTTCGTATATGGCGTGAATGCCTCCCCAGTCCAAGGACTAAGGCGCATGGGGGACTATACTTTAGAGATCATGCCAAAATACTGGCCTATGGTATGGAACAAGCTCTATAAAAGAAGCTTTTTAGAAGAAAATAAGATTCGTTTTATTGAAGGTATGCAGTTTGGCGAAGATGAGATGTTTAATGCAGACTGTTACATAGCTAATAAAGGATTGCATCATGCACCAGATGTGACTATCAATCATTATTTCGATGATAAGAAGTCTCTCTGTCGTGGAGAATTAGATCTTAATAGAATACTGATTCTAGATAATAAGCTTTACGAGCGTCTCGATGAGGCTGTAACAGATGGAGATGAAGAAGCTGTGAAATGGCTCGAAGGAGTCATTGATGGACACCATCATTCAAAGACTTTCAGAGATTATGGTTATAGGCTACAGGACAAAGGCAGATATGATGTGGTCTATTTCGTAAAAAACTGTGACACGGATGAGGAGCTAAGGTATTCATTGCGCTCACTAGAGGAAAACTGGATGTTCAGAGATGTATGGTTCTATGGTGGCTGCCCGAAAGGATTACGCCCGGACCATCACATACCAGTATCACAGGACGCACGAAGCAAATTTGAGAATGTTCGCAACACCATGCAAGAAGTCTGCACTAATAATGCTATAACTGAAGATTTTTGGTTGTTTAACGATGATTTCTTCATTTTGAAGCCTGTTAGCGAAGATATGCCACCTCAATACAATGGCGACCTATACGAGCGAATAGTCAGGATTGAAGATAGACATGGTCAAGCCTCGACAACTTATACTAGGAAACTAAGGCACCTGGCATCAACGCTTAGAAACGCGCGTCTAAGCACCAAAAACTACGCTGTGCACAAGCCAATGCTAGTAAATCGCAAAAAAATGCTGGAAGTGCTAGACAGATTCCCGGATGAACCTATGATTCGTGCCCTATACGGCAATTACTGGGGTATTGGTGGCGTAGACAAGCATGATATGAAGATAGAACTACTAGATTTTGACAAAATGGACATGGTAGGCGCGAAATGGGAATTTGTTTCTACTTCAGACGATAGTTTTAACAGTGGGAACGTAGGAAGATACTTAAAAGCCAAGTTTAACCATAAAAGCAGGTATGAAAAATGACAGAAGAAGTTTTATTGCCGGAAAAAGAGCTAGATTATGATGAATGGCTGGAATATTTCAGAAAACAACCGGCTGGGAAGCTGGCCGAATACGAAAGATTAAAGAATCAGATCCCGACCGAAGGATATGCAGCGCTCAAACGCTGGCAGGAGATAATTGAGAACCCTTCAAAGATGGATAAGCTCTATCAGGGACGATTAAAGGCTGAAAACGATAAGAATATCATGGAAGTTGCAGTCGGGGACGATGACGAAGTATTCTACGAAGCTCTGATCCGTGAGAACGTCCAGCAACTCAATACGTCTAACATCAGCCAGCAAGAAGTAGCCAGGCTGACGCAGAATATTAACATATTCCGTAAAGAATTGCGCGAAATTAGGAGCCGTAAGCCGAAAAAAGGCACAGTGTTGGAAAAAGTATTGGAAAAGGCGGCAATGCCGAAGCCAAGAACGCCCAGAAAGGCCTCTAAAAGCGCTTCTAAGGCTACTGTGAAGAAAAAGACAAGGAAGATATCAAAGAAAGGGAAACATGAAGCTAAGAAATAAGAAAACTGGGGAAATAAGGAACGCAGAGGATGTTATTATTGAAAGTTTGAAAAAGAATGGTTCAACATTAAATGCAATAATTATAGACGAAATAAGAGAGGAGTGGGAAGATTACGAAGAACCGAAAGAGTATTGGAGCTATGACACTTTCGAAAACGATGTTTCCTTCAACTCAATAGCAAATGAAGATGATAGGAAAGCAGACCAAGAAATCGGCAACTACTTTGAGACCAAAGAAGAAGCCGAGAAAGCTGTGGAAAAGCTCAAGGCTTGGAAACGGTTGAAAGATAAAGGGTTTAGGTTTATCGACCATATTGACCGAGATAGTGGACAAGGTATGACGAGATATGAGTGGGATGGTTATGTTAATGGTGAAGACCTAGACTTGCTTTTCGGAGGTGAACAATGATTGATAAAGAATTAGTGAAGCAACGAATCAATGACCTTGAGTTATCTATAGAATCAAAAGTAGAACAGATGAAGAAGCTCCGTAAAGAGTTAAAACTAGAAAGAAAACAGTTGAGGGACTCCAAGATACTATGGTGGCAAGCAGGAGGTGAAAAATGAAAGATGAATGCGTGTTAGCTAAACTTGACGCAGCTATGTCAGGATTAAAGATAGCTACAAAAGAGTATTTGTTTGATAAAACATATGCAATAGGTCTTATAAATGATGTAATAGCAGACCTAGAAGATGTAGTAAAACGAGCAGAGCAAGTATGAATAGAGCGAACCAAACTCCTAGAATTGATATATACCAGCCAGGCGATACTGAAAAAGCTGAGCTACTACTTCAATTGCTAGACGAATACGGCACGAAGCTATTGCCTTGGCAGAGATTAGTGTTGAAAAGATGGCTCTCTGAGGACAAGAAGGGCAATTTCACCAATCTTAGGTGTGGTCTGTCCGTACCGAGGCAGAATGGCAAAACAGAGATTATTGTAGCGCGAATCATATATGGAATTATCTTCAGAAAAGCTATTGGACTATTCACTGCACAAAAACAACAAACAGCTGATGTAGTGAAGCGAAGAGTCCAAGATTTTTTCTATGAAAACCCATATGAAGAGATATTCAACCTTCTAACGCCTAGATTTCGCAATAAACCACGCAATTACGCATATATAGAGTTCATGAACGGTTCCATATATACTTTTACTACTAGAACGCGTATGGGAGGGCTCGGCACTACGAATGACGAGCTGATATGCGATGAGGCGGCCGATATGACAGATGACCACGAAGCGACCTTGATGCCGACCGTTTCAGCTGCAAAGTCCGGGAATCCACAAATCATTTACGTTGGAACACCACCAATGCCAACTACTGTCGGTGAAGTATTCTCGCGCAATAGGAAGAAGATACTATCTGGTGCTCCAGGAGCTTGGACGGAGTGGAGCGTAGAACGTCTTACGGATAACAACGACAGAGAAGCATGGTATAAAACAAATCCTAGTCTAGGCGAGTTTTTACTCCCTAGCGCTGTAGAGACTGAAGCTAATAGTTTGTCATCTGATAATTTTAACAGAATGAGATTAGGCTGGTGGAGTGGTATTGAAGAAAAGAGAGCAATAGAACAAAAGACATGGGACGCATTATTTACCGAGAAGCCAGTGTTTGATGATAGCTTCATGCCGATATATTCCATTAAGTTCAGTCCAGATCGCTCTGATTATTCGCTAGCAGTTGCTCAACCGTTAACCGATGGCAAGATACACGTAGAAATAATAATGCAACGCCCAATGTCCGAAGGATGGAGCAGATTGTCAAAATGGCTAATTGAGCGCTGGCGAAACTGTTCTAGGATTATTATTGATGGAGCTACTGGCCAGGCAATACTATATGAAGAGTTGACGCGCGCTGGCGTTGCGCCAAAGAAGATTATTCAGCCAAATATGAAGGAGATAGTTGCTGCGCATCAGTTTACTTATGACGCGATCCAAAAGGGAGAGCTTAGCCATTACAACCAACCATTGCTAAATCAGACTATAAGACTAGCTAAGATGCGACAGATGGGAAGATACGGAGGTTTTGGTTGGGAAAGTATGAGCAAAGATATGAATGTCAGCGCCCTTGACGCTATTACATTCGCATTCTGGGGACAGAAGGTGTTTCCAAAGAAGGTGGCCACTGGAGGCAGTATTGAGGCCAACAACCAGAAGTGGCATGACATATTGAGCAATTTATGATATAATATGTTAAACTATCGCTTAAACCTTTATTCTACGATAGTTATTGAAGGCAAAGAACCAACTCACTGCGAGGTGGTTTTTTGTGATATGATTAAGACATCTTAGATAGTTCAAAGAGAGAACACTGGGCAACCAGAGACGCGGATGCGGTATATAAATTTGTGTCAACCGCCTAAGGCAAGAAACTCCCTTCAGGGAGTTTCTTGTGGTGTCTTAGTTACCAAGCTCTTGAGACTGGGGTAGGATTCTCAACTTTTGAAATATTGACATCACCTACCATTTTGTTGCCCTTGCGTTGGTT